TTGAAAGTGCTTCAAATACAGATAAATATAAATATAATGGTATGCATGTACCTTCAGTTAGGTATATTGCTAAATGTTTAAAGGAGTATCATGAATGTTTGAGTTCTCAAAAATAGCAGAAAAATTTGACGAACACTTATCTGGACAACTATATTGGCACAGTAATTTTGTTAATCATTTCTTGCCAGAAATTGCATCGGTATTTATGGCAGAAGAAACAAATTGTTATGATTTTGGGGCAAGCACAGGTAATGTAGAGTTGGCTTTATCAAGTATGATTAAGTCAAGAAACATAGACTATATACCAGTTGAAAAATGCAAAGAGATGGTGGAAAGATATAAAGGTGAAAGTGAGGTAGTTCTTGATGACTTCCTCAATATTTATATGGAAGAGTTTTCATTTGCCACATGCATTTTATCTTTATGCTTTGTTCATCCATCAAAAAGAGAAATGTTTATTGATTCTTTAAAAAACAATTGTATGATTGGCGGTGCTTTTCTAGTTTTAGAGAAAATGAAGTCTAGGGGTGGATATTTAGGAACAGCTTTAAATAGAGTCACATGGCGTAATAAGATTGAAAATGGTGAATCTTTAAAGATGGTGATTAACAAAGAGCTTTCTTTAAGTGGTGTTCAATATCCATTAAGCGAAAAAGAACTTGAAGGATTTGAGTTAATATGGGCCTATGGTGACTTTCGTGCTTATATTTGGGTAAAGGAGTTTTAAAATGGATGAAGAATTAGATTATCATTGTTCTGAATGTGGTATTCAAATTTCAGAATGGATGCTAAGAGATGTTAATGGTGTTACAATTGACACATGCTTAAATTGTGCAATTAAAACATCGTTAATGTCATGCCCTGTGTGCGATAAAAACATAGGTATGACGAATGTAGATCGTGCAAATACAATACTTGGTGAGGGATGGGAAGAGATGTGCGAAGAGTGTGCAAAAGCATTTACTGAAAAATAGCTAAGTTTTATTGTGCCAACAATGGGGTATTTATAATGGAAGACTGTAAAAAATGGTATACTTGTTCTTACTGTGCATTTAACTTTTACTGGGAAGGTTTAGAAGATCCAGAACAATGTCCAAAATGTAGATGTGAAAAAATTATTTTAACAAAAGAAAAATAGAATTTTGTAAAACTTTACTGGGGATAAGCGACAATGAACAGAAGAATTTTTTATGCTTGCCAAGCAGTTGGAATTGGTGACAAAGATGGTGGAAACTTCACTGTTGCTCATGGTGTTCAGAGCGTTGGAATAAATACAACTTTTAATTTAGAACAAATTTTTGAAGTTGGTATGATTTCAATTTATGAAAATGTTGAAAATGTTCCTGATGTTGAAGTAACATTGGAAAAAGTAGTAGATGGGCAAGGTCTTCTTTACACTTCAGCAACAGGTGGTAGCAATAAGACTTTAGCAGAAGCATCAGTGCATCAGTGTTCTGTAGCTTTAGCCATTTTTGATGACACATCTGTAGCTGCAACTGGTGCAGCAACCGCTGGTTGTGTAATGAAAAGTGGTGTTGTAAGCCAAATAACATATAAGGTAGCAGTTGAAGGAAATGCAACAGAATCTATAACCATTGTTGGAAATGATAAGGTTTGGACAAACAATTTAAATCCATCAAATAATGAATGGTACAAAACTAATGCTGCAATAACAAATGTTCCAGACGATCAACCAAATTTAACTGTACAAAGAAGACAGCATGTTAATATTGCTTCTTGCAAAATACCAAGTTGTATACCATCAGTATCATCATTTCAATCAATAACTGTTGGTGCAAATATAACTAGAGAGAAAATACTTGAGCTTGGAAGTAAAGTTCCATATTTTAGATATGCAAAATTTCCAGTAGAAGTAACAGCACAATTTGAAATCATGGCAAAAAGAGGCGATCAAATAAATGTTGTTGCAGATGCCAACAATCTTGTAGATGAAGAAATAAGATTGGTTTTTTTAAATGGAACAACAATAGATCTTGGAAAGAAAAATAAGTTACAATCTGCAAGTTATCAAGGTGGTGGAACAGATGGTGGAAATGCAACAATATCATATAGTTTTAAAACATTTAACGATTTTACGGTAACAGGTCCAGCATGAATAATATTGATCAAAAACAAATCAAAACTTTGGAAGATTTTAATCTTGAATTACAATTTCATTTTACATTGCAATACGAAAGAATTAAAAAACTTGAAGAAGCAATAAAAACTCATCAAGAAGAAATGGAAAATCATTGGTTGTATGCTGGTATAGATAAAAGACAAGTTCCCGATTGGGATACCAATAAAAAATTATGGGATTGTTTGTAACAATATGAGTAAACAAACATGGATACAGATGATTCATACACAATCATATTTACAAACGAAATGCTTAGGTCTATTGGTATAGATACAGACCAAAATGACATTGATGTAAAAATAGTGGTCGAAAACGGAACAATTAAATTGTTGAGAAAAGAAGATGTTGTTTGACAACTACCTTTGTGCATTTTTTCAATATGTATGTTATATAATAGTATATTTACTTATGATGAAATTAATAAAAGAAATATTAAATGAGGATTCCGATAAATTTTTTTAAGTGTTAAACGAATAACAAGATGTGTAAGGAATACATAACCCAAGGAGAAAAGATATGATGATTTACGATTGGTTTTTTGGCAAAGAAAAAAAGAAGAATTGTGGTGGTTGCAAATTAAAGCAACAAGACAAATCAATAGCAGAATTTGTTTCTGAGCTTAACTTATTGAAAGCTAAATTCAATGATCTAGAGTTAGATTATATTGAGTTAGAAAACATTAATGCTTCTTTAAGTTCTGATAATGAGGAACTAAAAACTAAAAATAACGAACTAATATCTATGCTATTAAAAGTATCTGATATAGCAAGAGTTGGTGTTGAGTGTTCTAAAAAAGGATATTAACTGAAATTATAAGGTGTCTGGACCAATGACGGTGGGAAAGGTCTTACTAGTTGTGTTGACTAGAGACACCTTGTAATAAACTTAGGAGGATTAATATGGAAATTGGAAGTTTAGTTTTTGCTAGAAAATTGAATGAGGCTTTTACTATTTATACCGATTCTGGTGATATAGAGGTTACCATTAAAGAAATAAATACATCTTCAAATCAAGTTAGACTGCGTATTAGAGCACCAAAAAACATTAAAATCATGCGAGATAATGCGGTTGATTTGAAGCCAAAAGATATATTATTCACACCAACAATTCCAAGATCGGAGAAAAGATGAACAGAAGACATTTTATAAAACATACGGCTGGTATTTCCGCACTTTCTTTTGTGGGCAAAGTTAAAGCACAAGAAGAAACACTTAAAAAGTCTGGAAAAAAACTTATTGTGTTATGGATGGGCGGTGGTCCTAGCCATATGGATCTTTGGGATTTGAAGCAGGGTCAAGCAAATGGTGGTGAATTTAAACAAATACTTACTTCAGCAAATGGAGTTAGTATTAGTGAAGTTCTTCCAACAATTGCTTCTCAGTTTCACAACTTAGTTGCTGTTCGATCTCTTGTGACTAACGAAGGCAGTCATGAGAGAGGAACCGTTTTAATGAATACTGGGCATCAACCTAGCGTTGTTGTGCAGTATCCATCCATTGGATCTGTAACATCTTCTCTTTTAACATCAAAAGAACTACCATTACCGGGATTTATTGGCATTGGAAATTCAGCACAAAGAATTGGGCCAGGATTTTTAGGAACAAACCTTGCACCATTCACAGTTCAAAATGCTGGAACTCCACCAGAGAACATTAAAGCACCAAAGGAAATAGATGATGAAGAAAGACTTAGACGAAGACAAAGATTGTTTTATACATTGGAAGACGATTTTTCGGAAAGAATTGCACCTCACATTAAAAATAGTGTGGCTAGAGAAGCTATGGGCAATCATGCTCAATCTCACTCTAATATCTATGGCAAAGCCTTTGATCTTACACTATCTCCGTTAAAAACTATCTTTGAACTAAAAGACGAAAATCCTAAAACGATTGAGTCTTATGGTGGTAGAGGAAATAACTTTGGAATGGGTTGCCTTCTTGCTAGAAAGTTAATTTCTAAAGGAGTTAGCTGTGTACAAATCGATTTGGGTGGATGGGATAATCATAGCGATATCTTTAATACTATTAGGCGTGGGAATGGGAATCGTCTTGATATGGGCATGGGATATTTGGTCAAGGACTTGGTAGATATGGGTATGTGGAAAGATACTGTAGTTATGTGGATGGGCGAGTTTGGTCGTACTCCTAAGATTAATCAGAATGCTGGTCGTGATCATTGGGCTAGATGTTGGTCTGTGGTTCTTGGGGGTGGTACTATCCAAGGTGGGCAGGTTTATGGATCTACAACCTCAGATGGTATGGACATTAAAGACAAACCTTGCAGTATTTCAGATGTTTATGCCACAGTATACAAAGCATTAGGTTTAGACCCAATGTTTCAAATTAGAGACAATTTAGGGCGACCAATACCTATATCTGATGGTAAAGCACTAAGCATATTCTAAATCAATCAAGCTTGTCATAACTAAAAAAGCCCATATTCTTATGGATAGTACAATGTATTTATTTTTATATTAAATATATTGTCTAATGATTGAATAATTGTTAGCTTTACTCGAATAATGAATTACGATCTGATTATGTTATCAGATCACTTTGTGGTGTCTTTAGGAGGAAGATTTTATGTTGGATTTATTCTTGGCAACATCGATTGCCTTTGGTTCTGAATCTGTTAATGCTATTGGGCTTCGTTCTAAGTCCAGTTGTTCTGGTGGCGTTTGTTCATCTTCTGCACCTGTTGCAGTTGAAACTAAGAAAAAACCAGAAACAAAAGTTGTTGTTGCTGCTCCGCAAAAACAATCTAGGTTTAAGGGCATTCTTAGTAGAAAGAAATGTCGTTAATACATACGAGACATGGGGTTGCGTAAAAAACAGCCCCATTGTTTTGTAAGAAAAACGCATACATATTTCTTACAAGGAGGTTTAAATGCTTAAAGTTTACGACATGTTTTCGGGCATAGGTGGTTTTGCTTTAGGATTTCAAAAAGAAGGTTTTGCAGTAACTGCTTTTGCAGAAGTAGATAAGTATCCTTCTCAAGTCTTGGCAAAAAACTTTCCAAACATTCCAAATTATGGCGATGTAACAAAAGTAAAATACGAAAAAAATCAATTTGATATAATTGTAGGTGGTTTTCCTTGCACAGACATATCTATAGCGAGTCAATCAAAGGAGGGAATATATGGCAAAAGATCGTTCCTATGGAAAGAGTTCTTCAGAGCAGTTGGAGATGTTCAACCCAAATATTGTGTCATTGAAAATGTCCAAATGCTCGTTAGAAGAGGACTTAACACAATTCTCAGCGACCTTGCCTCCATCGGGTACGATGCGACTTATACAACGCTCGATGCACAATACTGCGGAACAGCCCAACGAAGGCGTAGGATTTACATTTTGGGGGTGCGTGATGGAATCCCCGCCCACAGCGATATACTCCAGTTTGGCCCTCGTAGTACTAGAACCTGTCAACAAAGCGTTCAACTTGTCAAAAAAAGCTTTGAATGGAATTTTAAAAAGAGCATGTGGTTCAATGAAACCTTTGCCTATTTTACTCGCCAAAGAAGTGACCAATTTGATGAATGCGGAGTCTCATCAACCTTAACAAAAAGAGACTATAAGTCTTTTACAGATTTAGTAGTTTCTGATGGCAATATACGCAGGGTAACACCCACAGAAAGGCTTCGTCTTATGGGTTTTCCTGACAATTGGCACATTGAAAGTGCTTCAAATACAGATAAATATAAATATAATGGTATGCATGTACCTTCAGTTAGGTATATTGCTAAATGTTTAAAGGAGTATCATGAATGTTTGAGTTCTCAAAAATAGCAGAAAA